TCTACAGGTTCCTTGAAGTAGTGTTGAGTTTTTATTTTTTCCCAGTTCATTACGCACTGAATAGATTGATTGCTTCCTTCTTCCAGTCGTCCGAGTACTCACAGTTTCTATATCCGTCGAACCACGGGCCACCTTCCGTGTAGTGCAGTATCTTGGGAGTGCCCTGTTCAGGCTCCCTGTACCATCCCACAAGCCAGTTGTAGTTGTGCGGCAGTGACCCTATATCGGAATCCTCGAGCCATGAGAACCTGTGTAGAAACTTGGGTGTCTGTTCATTCAGGAATTCGGGGGTAAGCATTTTGTTTTTTGGGTGTTCACAATTCCACAGAACCATGCTACTCCAATTCTTACGTGGGTACACGGATTGTACCTGTCCGTCCATCTTTGTAGTCTCTTTTGGTGTGTAATCATGCTGAACACAAACAACTGCTTTGCTGGGATCCATAAACTTAACAAGATTGTGTGCAGGAACTTTCCATAAGAAGTCACAGTCACAAAAAACTGCCCATCCTTTGTAATCATTGAGGTAAGGTACAAAAAATCTTGTGAAAGTAAATTCGGTTGATGCAAGTTTGTCTTTTTCTCGTGTGTATATTCCTTGCGCCCTCATGTCGTTCTGTTTGAGTGGTATCACTTCCGCTGAGGGGTCTCTGCGCTTGATGGAGTGTTCACACACTTGATATGCTATGTCTTCTCTGCTGTCCCAACCTACGTAAATTTTCATTTTCTTCCTGACACAAGTTTGTGAATGTCTTGCCAATTATTTACACGCACTATGTCTGGATGTTCGAAGTCACGGTTGTATTGATGGTCGATTAATATGGGGTTTAAACCGTAATTGAGCCCTGCTAAGGCGTTGTGAGGTTTATCCTCGACCCAATACAGCCCGGTTCCGTGGAATTCGGCTAAAGCACTGTCTTTGTCTGCTCCGGTGCCTAGTATATGGTAATTCACGAACACGTGGTCGCCAAACAGTTCTCCCAATCGTTTTTTACGCAATTCCTGTGCTGGCTTGTCTGATGTCTGAGATGTAATAGGTATGAATGTCCAACCTTCGGCGGCCAACAGTTTGACCCATGTCTGTGACTCCGGCATTGGACGTTGTGTGCCCATCCATGCACTCCTATTGAATTCGCGTATTAATTTACGGATTTCTGTCTTAGACAATCCAAAACGTTCGGCCATTTCATAGGTGTTTTCTTTGTCGGGTAGTAGCCTGTATGGATGATATCTTGCTCCTCGGGCGTCAAAAAGTGTTCTTTGCAACATCCATTTGGTGAAATGATGTTCCCATTCTAGTAAAACCCCATCAACGTCCGTTAATATGATTCTGTTATTTGATGTCGGCATCTTCCATTCCCGCGACTCTCAGTTTTACAATGTTTGTGATCTGCCATTGCTTCTGATCAAGTCCTTTGGTTATGCCCAGCCATTGGTTACGTAGTAAAGCAAAATCGTTGACAATCTTTGTTAGGTCCACAACGTCGTCCTCGCCGTCAACATATTTTTCTGCGTCTCTGCTTGACAGTGCCCGGTTGTAGTTCTCTAAGAACTTTTTAAAAGTTTTTGACCTCAATCTTCTAAGTTCTATATTTAGGTATTCAAGTATAGCCTCTAGTTGTTGAAGTTGTCCAAAACGTTCTTCTACTATACCTGGCAATGCCGCTGATGCTTTTTCAAGATTTCCGTATATTCTGCATTGTTTCTTTGCTTCGATTAATTCTTTGTCAAAGTATGCTGTGCAATCTGGAATCTTATCTAGTGATCTGCTTACTTCAAAATACCAATTAGTCATCTTCACCGTATCCGTCTGACTCTTCATCGTCTTCTACAAACACGGTCCTAATCGCTTCTTCAAGTTTAGGGTCGTATTCTGCTGATGCTTTGATTTCGTCGTGCTCAACACCGATGTCTTCTAAACTTTTTATGAAGTCAATTGCCATATCTGATTTTTGTCTTTCCGGTACGTAGTGTATAATCGATGTCCATAGACGTTCAATATCTTCGTGTGTAAAATCAATCATTGCTCTTTTCTTCTGTTTTTGTATCTGGCTCTCCAGCAATTTTTGTGAAGTCTGCCATAAGCATATCTAATTTATCACCTGTCCATGCTTTCCTAAAATCTAAGTGCTCTTTGCCATTCGAATCGATGTATTTTAACCTGTTTCCTTGTTGTGTCAGCACACCTTTTTTCTCAAAAAGATCCACGAGTCCACTGTAAGGATCCATGCCTGTGTCATATGGAATCTTCACTTGCACACTTTCGAAAGGCTTGGCATACCTGGTCTTCATGACTTTACATGCCGCTCTTATACCCCTCACATCTGATATCTTGTTGCCTTTTTCGTCTTCTTTAAGTTTAAGTTTTTTCATTGCAATCACAATGGAACTTGCATATATGAAGCCTTGACCTCCTGATATCTTGTCGTCTGGATCAAACATGTCCTGTGATGCATATGTGTGGTTGGTTGCTATAAGTCCAACGTTCCAACTACCAAACATGTTCACACAGTTCCTAACTAGTGCTGTAAGTGCCTTAGGCTTCCTACCTAGGTCGCCTTTCATCTCACCTTTCTCGAACTGGTCCACATCAGTTGGTGTCAACAGCATACCCAACGAGTCTATCACAAATAAAACTTTTGGAGCGCCTTCCTTGTTGTCTGCGTGTTCGTCTTTGTATGATTTCATAAATTCTGAAACTGTTTTCGCTACGTCATCTATCATAGATAAACTTAATTTTAGTAATTTGTCTTCTGATGTGTCAACGTTCAGCGCCTGTAACCAGGTTTCATCTAGTGCGTTCTCTGAATCTATTAGGATTACAAAAATACCTTGTTCCTGTGCGTTCCTTATGATGTTACCCGATGCAATGTATGACTTTCCTGCGCCCGATTCTCCTGCTAGTACAGAGACCTTGCCCAGTGGGACGCCTCTGTTGAAATCTCCTGATATTAGGTAGTTCAGTGCATAGTTGCCTGTCGATATCCAGTCTGTTGGATCACTGAACCCTATGCCTAGTCCTTGAATTGATTTCGTAATGCTTTTTCTAAATTTTGTCGCGTCAAACACTTTTGTCATAATTTATTTCCTACAGCAGTATCCAAAGGATGATTGCCACTATCAATACCCATGCAGGTATCTGTTTAATCAATATCCATTCCACTGCTTTTACAATTTTTCTTTTTATATCCATACTCTATATTACTACACAAGGCCCAAATGGTCAATATCTGGGCCTTGGTAAATGTCAGATTATTTTGCTTGTCTTGATCTGATCAGTTTCAGTATGTCCTCTGCCCTCTTGGCACTGTCGCCTGCAGGAGCCGTAGTCGCCGCTGGTTGTGGTGCTGGTGCAGATTCCGTCACTGGTGCTGGTGCAGGTTCAGACGCTGGTGCTGTTGTAGCCGCTGGTGCTTCCGCTTTTGGTGTTTGCGGTGCATTGTAGGCCATCCCTGCAGGTCTGAAGTACTGTCCGTACTGTTCAAGATCATAAGCCTCACCTTCAACAGATTTCTCAAATAATTCCTTGATTATTTTCACCTCTGCCTCGGTTGGCTCTTTTGGTCTGAAGTCACCTAGGTTGTGTAACCCATGTGTGTCGATCGCGGCTCTCTCCGCCTCGTCCAACGCTCTTTCTCTTCTCGACCATTTTGAAGTTGAGTAGTCAGCATAACCACCCTTTGTGGTTTTAGTTATTCTGAAGTCCACGCCCTTCACGTAGTCAGTTGGCATTTCTTCCATCTCTGGATCCATCAATGCACTTCTGATTATGTTGAAGATCTGAGGTCCAATAATAAATCTTCTGATTGGATTCTCAGGTGTTGAGTCTTCCGCTAGTGGATTCGTTGTGACAAATCCCTGGAAGATGTAACTCTTCTTCTTCCAGTATTTTCTGCCCATGTCTTCCATGCTCTTGTCTTTGAACCACGGTCTCACCTCTGTGAGCACTGGACAAGTCTTCCCATACATCTCCATGCATGGTACTTGCACTGTCACCGGTCTTGAATCAGTCTGACCTTTGATACCTGCGAACGGTAACTTGATCATGTTCCTTTCGGTCCAGAAAAATGTGTTATTCGTATCCTTATCTGGTAAAAATCTAACGACTGCCTCAGAACCTTCCGATATGTTCCAGTGTGGGTAGATGGCGTTGTCTCCGCCTGATGAAGTGGAGCGATTCACTTCTTGGGATTTTAACTTCGCTCTTATTTCAGCCAATGTAGCCATAATGTAAGCCTCCTTTATTGTGCCTATGTTTGTTTGTGCCTAAATGTATATTAGACATATAGCGTAATATACAACTATATTTATCTAAAGTCTACTACTATTATTGGTAAAATGCTAGGTTTTTGATACGAGCCAACTCGGGATCTTCTGAGACTGGAGTTCCATAGTCCGGCCCTTCGCCAGCGATGTTGATAAGACGGTCCATCCATGATGTCTTATCTAATTTTTCCAACCATGGAAACTTCTTGAACCATTCCCGCTGATTCTCCTCCATACCGTCTCCGGGTGTCAAGCCATGGTCTTTCATTAGTTCCGGTCCGCTGTCAGTGCCTAATTGGGCATAATCGTGGATCACTCTTGCTTTCTCTTTGCCATATCTTTCAGCAACTGCGTTCATAAGTTTTGTCCAATCGTCGCTTTCTTCTTCTGAGAAGAATTCTTCCAACTGTAGGCCTGCTAACTCTATAGCATCTTTCAGTGTGTACTCTTGGTCACCAACTTTGAACTTGTCTCCCGCCTTCATGCCCGCCGCTTTGGCTTTCTGTACTGCCTGTGCGAATTGATTACCTTCAAATTTACCTGCGTGTGCACCGCCCTGCATCTTCTCGTAGTGTTCCGCGGCTTCTTCTGGTGTGAGTCCTAGTTCGTCTGCTTTACTCATGAATTCATCTTTGCTCATGCTCTGTGCCATGTCTGCTATTTTGTCGCCCATGCCCTCGGTCTTGTCTGCGTATCTGTCATCTCCCGCCTTCATTTTTTGGTATGCAGGATTGTTTAAATTTTTGTCTGCTTTCGTCACGGCCATTCTACCCATCAACTCGTCGTAGTTCTTACGTAGGAAGTTGGTTGAAAGTTCTTCGTCGGATGATTTGAACGCTGACTTGCCGTCTTTGTCCAGTACGTCATACACCATCTTGCCGTTGTCGTCTCTGTACATTGACACGTAGGGTTTCTGTTCTGTTATGTTTTCGGCCCATGACTCAAACGCTTCAGTTTCTTTTGCCTTGCCTTTTAGATCTTTCTTGGGATTGAATTCACCTGGTTCCATCCTAACCTGTTTTTCGTATTCTGGATCTTTCTCCATCTTCTTGTAGTCGTCGATGTATCTCTTTGCGAGTTGTATTGCTATCTTTTTGTTCTTCATGTAGTCCGGAGTTGGCTTGAAGTTTGCACTGTTCTCCTGTTCCATCTCATCCGCAACCCTTGAAGCGAAGTTGGCCACCCTGTCTTCCTCGCCTGACTTGGTCAGCATCCTGCTGGCGATGTCGCCCAGTATCGAGCTCAGCATCGTGTTCTTGTTCGTGAATTTTGTGTTCCTCAGCATCTTGTCAGCCGCCGCGTCCTTCCTTAGGATCATCTTGCTGTCTGGATCTGTGAGGAATGATTGCACTATCGCGCCATGGTCAACTGGTGGTTGCACCGGTGCGTCGATTGGCTCAACATCTTTGCCTAGCACTGTCGGCTGTGTGTCTTTGACTTTTGGTGCCTCGCCTGGGTCAAGTTCGTTCACTTGTTCTTCTTTGCCTGCGTTTTCTAATTCTGCCATTACTTTGTTGATAAGTGGGAAAGCGTCTTCCACTCTCTTGTCTAGGTTGGTCATTGTGAACTTCTCTCTCAGTTTGTTTACGGTCTCGTCATCTAATACTTGGTCTTCTGCTTTCTTGTAGCTCTTGCAACTTGATTCATAGTGACCTTGTTTTGACAAATTTCTCATGTACTCTCTTAAATTCTCTAATTGTAGTTTCGTGTTTTCGATAATGTCACCTGCGTTGTCGTTCAGTTGATCCTTGTTCGAAACGTATCTTGAAAAAGATTGTAGTTTCGCTATGTCTTCTGAAGTCTGTATGATGTGTTCACCGAACTCGTCGTGTGGTCTTCCACCGTTGGCCACGTGTCTCATCATCGCCCTCGCACCTGCTAGGTGTGTCAGTGGGTACTTGAACCTCTCACCGTCCTCGTTCTCGATGTACAGTGATTGTATCTGTCTTGATCTCGCACCTGGCACAGTCTCGTCAACCTTGCCTTTGTGTCTGATTATTAATTTTGTCTTGTCTAGGTTCTCGTATGAACGTTTTGCTGTGCCTGTGAGGCCTTCGTTCACACCCGCTAGTTTAGTGATTCTTGCTAGTTCTTCTGACATCTCGTCAGTATTTACCGTTTTGTTCGTATCTGCAAGATTTTGATAATCCTGCTTCGTTAGGTTCGATTTCGTGATATCTCTAACGTCAAACCCTAGTTGGTGCTCTACTGCGTAGTCCTTTAGTTCCTTGAGAAATGCGTACCATTCGTCCCTGCTATCTTCGTCAATTTTGTTGACAAGATCTCTGTTATAGTAAACTTTCATGTTCTCACCATCTGCTAGACTGATGCTTACTGAACCAAAAGTGTCCGCATCCTCCTGGAATTCAAACTCAAAAAATACAGCGGTTTTTGGATCAGCCGTTGCCGCGCCATTTCCGTCGCCCAAACGGACATTAGTGAACTGTGATCTAATCTTGTTGAATAGGTCTACTGAGTTTTTTGGATTCATATAGCGTATTTATTATCCTGTGAACGATCCAAATATTGGCATTGGTGTGATCTCACTGGTCCTGTCAGTCCATTTTTCAAATATTTTTGGATCAAAATCTGCCAAAACCTTCATCATACGTGTCATTAAAAGGCAGGCACTCACTAGGTCGTCGTGCTGTCCGGGTTTGGCCTTGTAACTCAATCCACTTGCAACGAAATCCTTTAGTTCGGATACAAGCAGTTGTGAGTTTATTTTCATCTTTCCACTCTCAATGAGCTCTTTGAATTTTGTACAAGCGTCTATTTTAAACTTTGCAGTTGTGTTGAATCCTCTTCTAAATTTCCTCCTGTGTCCTTTTCTAATTGGTTCAGATAAGAACATTCCTTGTATGTTTTCTTCACCTATGTCCATAACTCTCATGAGCGCGGCTTCACCTATGGTGTTGTTTTCCATTGAATAAAATATTTGTGGAGTTGCTGTGGAGTCCTTTTCTAAAATTGTGTCGTGTATGTGCTTGTTGATGCCCTGTAAAATCCTAACTTGTTGATTCATGGGAGTGGTGTTGTGTTGCCATTCTCCCACTTGCTCAAATGTGGGCAGTTCGAACACCTGTATAGCGGCAAAGTCTCCACCCGTCCCCATGCTAGGGTCTAAGGAAACCATGTAGGTGTGTCCCGGAGTTGGCCTTTTGAACCAACGCACTTGCCCCGTGGTCTCCACTGGTGGCATGCCCTCCATGTCGGCCAAAGTTATACTGTTGATTAATGTCTCGTCAAAAATCAAGAACTCACATTCGTGTTCCCGTCTAAATCTTTCTTCACCGATCCTGGCTCTTTCTGCTTCTGCCCATGCCTCGTCTCTGTCTGGGTGTTCGTTCCAGTGCGCCTTCATGGCATAGAAGCCGTTGGTGCCCACTATCTTGTCGTTTCCATATTCATCAAATCGTTTGTTGGCCTCTTTCCATATCATGGCGAACTGGTCTTCGTCTGAGTTGGGAGTGCTTGTGATCATGCACTTACCACCTGTACTCAAAGTTGGCGACAGTGAAGTCCAAAACTCTTTGGCTTTCTCGGGTGGTTGCACGAACGCGAACTCATCACAATAGATCATTGTCAAGGACATACCCCGTCCTGTGTTCTCTGTTGTTGTGGTTGCCATTATCTTTGATCCGTTGTCGAACTCTATCGAGTTCCTGTTGTATTGGTTGACTCCGGCTTTGATCCAAGCCGGCAACATCTCATATGCATAACGCACCCTAGACATGATGTCTGATGCTCCTGCGTATTTGTGTGCGGCAATTAGTATCTGTGAATCTGGCTTGAACATGGCGTACCATATAAGATAGCCCGAGGCACAGGTTGTCTTGCCTGTCTGTCTGGGCAACATCGAAATACTGAATCTATGTGAATTGTATGCTTCGATCAATCTCTCCTGGTACGGATAAGGTTCAAAAGGCATTTCGCCTTTGGTAGGATGCTGGATCTTCATGAACTGTTTCATGAAATACAAAGGGCCTGTCTTCTCGTCCATGCACTTCTCAAGTTGTTCTACTTGTTCCTTTGAGTATTTGTGCCTTTTATTGGCCTTCTTAATTTGGTCTGAATCTAAACTTACGTATGCCATAACGTAGTATTTAATGTCGTAGAGTGTGGTAGAAAACTAACTTATTTTTTCTCTTTAGCCTCTTTGTCCTTGACGGCCTTCTTCATTGGCTCTTTCTTGTCACCATCTTTGTCCATGTCAAGGAAATCAGGTTTGGCGGCTTCTTGGTAAGCCTTCTTGAAATTTTGGTATTGTTCTCTCAGGCTGTTTGCTAGATCCTGTTCTGTGATCTGGTCTTCCTTGGCAACTGCCATTGGGTTGTCACCCGGATACTCTTTTCTGTGTTGAGATTTCTGTCTGTTCAGTCCACCTGAGTGTACATTTACAAGAGTGTCAACGTCATGAGTTTCTGGCTCACCTTTGTAACCATCAGGTGCGTTGGCAAATGTTTCTTCTGCTTTTTCATCCTCTGGTTTCTTTACGATGTCTCTCATTCTGGCCATGTCCATCGAACCTGTTGCGTCGTCATGGTCATGCTCTGGCTCGTCGTCCTGCGCACCGATCATTTTAGCGTCAACTGGTTTAACACCTGCAAGTTTAAGAATCTGCATCATCATGCCTGCTTCTTCTGGCGTGTCTGTTGAAATTTGTATTGCTTCTTTGACTGTTTCTTTCTTCATTTCTTTTTTGCCTTCCATTGGCTTTTCATTGTCTTCTGGGTCACCATTTATTGCATCGTAGAAACCTGCTAGGCTACTTCCGTGCTTTTCTAAAAATTCTTTTCTTGAAAGTTTTTCGGCCTCATCATGTAGGTAGTCTTTCATTCTGCTTTCGTCAACTTTGGGATTTGTTTTCTCCACGTTCTCCACAGCATCTTTAACTAATTCTGGTTTGGTCTCTGCGATTTCTTGTAACTTCTTTAATACGTCGATCATTTCCATAACTTATTTCCTCTTTGGATCTGGGTGTGGATTTGTTGATTTAGAAAGCGGACTGGGAGTACCCTGCTCTTCGTTGCTTTGAATGTTTGCTTTTTCTTTTGGTTGGTCTTTGTTCTCTTCTCTGTCTTTAAGTAATTCTTTTAGTAGGCTCATGTTGGCCTTGGCTGAATGGAAGTCTTCTGCATTAATTTTAGCCGAATCTGTGTATTCTAAATCCAATAATTTATTTTTGTATTCTGAATTTTTTGCTACCTGCATGTTATCTTGGTATTCCTCTGTTGGCTCGCCTGGTTTCCTGACAACGATGTGTGTCTGTGGCAAGTTCATATACACCCCTAAATATTCTTTTAATTCTCTTACTGATACTGGATAGTTTGTAGTCACATCAAAGATAGTAACTTCTTCGTTGCTCAGTTGTGGGAAATCAAGAGGCACAGTCATTATAGGTGTTTTCTTCCCTGATGACATGTTAGCAACGTCAAATTTTTGAAGTGCAGTTTCCATCTTGTTAGCGAAACCTTCTGGCAGTGCGCCCGCAACCTTTATTTTATAGTCATATGACTTTGTTGATTCCGTAAGGTATTGTGAGAATGTGCTCATATGCAATATTTAGTCTTTTTTCAGCAGTTTCTTCATCAATTCGTTTCGATCAGATATGACAAAACCCTCTGATTCTTCCACTGCTGTACCGTCTTTGTCGTTTTGATCTAGTTTTTGCTTTTTAAGTTGTAGTTCAATCATTTTGAGTTTTTTGTCAATTTTACCACTTTTTGCATCTATGGCGTTTCTAAGCATAGTGCTGGCAACTTCAAAGATTCGGCCTGAATAACGTGAGTCCACATTCATCCCCAAATCCATAAGATTCTTATAACTTTCTTCTGCCTCTATGGCCAGTTTGTCTAGTTCCAGATCACTTAATTCTCCAAGTCCTTTGACCTGTGGCAGTGCGGCCGCAACTTTGTCAAACTCTTTATAACTTTTTTCCAGATTTGCTTTTGTTTGTGGATCTAAATTTTTGTTTGCGGACGAACCGTTAGTTTCATTTAATGCTCTGTGTTTTTCTTTTTTATCAACTTCCTTGAATGCTTCTTTGACGTTTGGTAAATTAAGAATATCTTCTAGTTTTTTTGTCATGTGTATATTTACTTACGTTTGCCTTGATGGAACAACTGCTCTTCTGACACCACTCTGAAACCTATTCTTCTCTGCTTTGCATACGCCGACGCGGCCTCCCATTTGGCCTGATTAATCACGACTTGTTTCTTTTTACCCATGCTCCGTCCTGCCGATTCCATGTTTGTTTGCGACATTGGTTTTACTTCTATCATCTCGGCGTGTTTCTTTCCCGTCTTGTCAATGTACACGACAAAGAAGTCGGGCACGTAAACTGTGTACTTGCCTGTGAATGGATGCCTGTAAGGAATCTTGATTGACTCTGATGCCCATTGATAAACATTTGGATGTTCATCGCATAGGCGCATGAAAGCGTGTTCCCAACTGCTTCTATATGTTGGAGTCTTGATGCCAACATATTTTTCACCGTTCTTAGGTGAGAACTTTCCATTTGCGAATCTAGGAATCATTAATCTATTATATTTCTAGATACTGTTCCTGTTGTGTTGAGGGTCTGTCTTACTCCCAGCCTACTGGATTTGTACCTGTTGGCATTTAAAATTATTGTGATAAGTTCACTGAGCTTTGCAGGTGAGGCGTAGGTCAATTTGTCTAAAATTTCCTGAGGTTTTACACTATCAATCTTTGCCTGTGATAATATCACGTATGCTGTTGACTCTGCTGAAGTTCTTGTGAAACCTCTCTTAACGAAGAAGGCCACAGTGCTGTCGTACTCACCAACGTTGAACTGGTACTCTGTTTGGTAGTTTGTTGTCGTTAGTTTTTCGATTGTTTTGTCTAACTCGTTTTGTTGTTTTGGCGGTAAGTTTGTGTAAAATTCTGCCATTATAATCCTGCTTTCTCGACTGCGATCTCTACGTCTTGTGATGATCTTTCAATTTTTATGTATCCTTCGGTCACTAACTTTCTTACGTCTGTGATTGCCTTGTTTTCATACACTGTCTTGACGGTGTTTGAACTGCCGGCGTATTCCAGATCCGATTCTGCCACAGATAAGTCTTTTCGAGATCCTATGTCTTTGAAGTATATACTTGCGGCGATTTCATCTTTAACTTCTTGGTTGTTCGAAATTAGGTTAAAGGCCTCGTCCGCTGTCAAGAAGTTAACTGTGTCTAATGTTGGCGTAGTCACCACACTGTTGTTGCTGTTGTTTGTGTTGTCTGTGGTTCCTTTTGCTGAGGCCACTAGTGCAACAGTCGCCGCCGCGGCCGCAGTGCCCACTGCGAATCTGCCTACAGGATTCGTTATAGTGCCTGCCTGTTTTCCAACCTCCAGCACTCCTTTCTTGGCCAGCCCTTTTAGTTCCTCTTTTGCATCTTTCTTTTTAATTTTTTTGGCGTTTCTATATGTGTTTGATGCTGTGAGAATTGCTCCAAGCACATTTCCTTCACTTACATTTCTGATTACAGATCCAACACCGTCCACGATACCTCCAGGACCAAAAATACTGTTTGTACCTCCGCCTAACACTGTCAAAGGTGACGGTTCCTTGTCATAGTGTATGGTCGCGAATCCTGGAATTTCTCCTTTACCTATAGTGCCTGTCTGGTATATGACTGTTTCATAAAGTATTTGCATAGTGTTTGCTAAAACACCCTGTCCGTCAGCGGCATCCAGATTGTCGTGACTGAATGAGCCTATCTTTGGATTGACCAACGACATTGATGTGAAACGTTGTTTGTGTAACACAAAAATCTCAATGCCCCTCAGGTAAGGTTTTTTCCTTTGAGCCGGAGTATCCATACCAAATTTGTTTGTCCTTCTGGCACTTCCATATAGATAATAATCGTCTTTGGTCGCATCGATGCTCAGATCTGAATTCATTGACACAGAGTCTGCTATGTGGTACTCATAATATTTTTTCCAAAATGCATTGACTGTGTCTGCATGGTCGTCATGGAACGTGATGTTCACAGGTTCGTACGCTATCCTCGTTGCCAGGTACATCTTCTTGTTGTACTGCGTTTTCTCCTCCACGCTCATGTCGAACTTTGGTAGGTCACAGGCCTTTACCAGCATGTTGAGTTCAAACTTTTCACTCTGGCTGAATGCTGTCGCAAACAGGCTCTCATCTGTGTCGAAAACCACGTGGAACAGGAACTTTTGCTTCGGCATCAATTTATGATTGTTATCAATGTACAATCTTGATGCGTGCCTGTAGTCCTTCATTCCGGGAAGGTTGTCTTGGAAGCCCTGTAAAAAATTATTGATGCTTGGCATATGGATATTTATGGCCACAAAAAAAGCGCCTTTAAAGACGCTTTCTTTGTTTATAATTGCTGATCTAAATTGTATTAACCACCAGTACTCAATGTACCCACAGTTCTCGCCACCGCTGAACCTATACCAGTACCTTGAGGAGTTTGGATACAGTTGTCGTATCTTACTGACATCGTGATAGTTGCTGGATCTGAAGTTGCGTATGCTAGTGTGTTGTAGTTAACGTTCTCTACGTATGCACCGTATAACTCAAATGTTTCTAACACATTTGGTGCACTTGCGCCGTTACCACCGTCTAGCATTTCAATTCTAGCAGTAAATTTGTAATCAATACCTGATGCCGCCGAACTTTGCTCGAAGAAATCAAATTGTTTCTGGATCTGTTCGCCAACCAATTTAGTTACTGAATTGTTTACATCATCTCTTAAATTAATTGTAATTGGTTCCCAAGTATGTTTACCTGCAACATATACTTTAGAGTTGTAAACATCTAATGTAACGTTGTCAAAAGTAAGATTTGGTCTTGTAATATCAATTACTTGTTTTGTAAGTTCTGATCTTGGTGTTGATACTCCAAAATTCTCCAGGATCGCTCTGAAACGATACTGTAGTTTTGGCATCAATAAGCCTTGTGATGCTGAACTCTGATCGTTTGCTAAAGGTACTGTGAATTTTGATAAAGTTGATATTGCCATCTGTT